TGCCGGGTTATCTGCTCGTTGAATCTCATACTTTTGTTGATATGGATTTAACACATACACGGCGGAGCGTTCTTGTACCCAAGATACTTCAGGGTCTGACCCATTCAGTTGAGAAGTCGCCAAGGCCTTAATACCGATAAGCGCCTTTCCTGGATGTATGAAATCATCGTATATAATTTGGGTTAATTGGTTCCAGTACACCCGATTGTTGTATCGAATAGAACTACCGTCCTTGCTAGAACACCGAACACGAACTTCATATTGAGCCTTATCGAGGTTGTCAAATCGGTACACACGATAGAACGCGGTATTCGTTGCTTCCTTAACGATTCCCTTATAGTCGCCTTCAGCGATTTCTGTGTCTGACTTTTGACGGGTAAAGGTCCATCCGTCTCCGGATTTCTTGACAAAGGCTTGCATGCCTTTTTGATTGGAGAGCGGTAACTTATGCCACTCTTCATCCTCACCGACTTTCCGAATTTCCGCATCAAGAGTAACTGATGTGGCATCCATACCGCCTGTATCGTTAGAGTAATACAAGCCATTTGGGAAGCTGATAGTTAACTCGATAGCATTGCACGCGTCACCCTGCACACGTTGCGTACTCCACCCTGTCTTAAGTTCATAGTTGAGTACTTGGTCCGCGTAGTTATCGTTGAAATTAGGGATAACTGTTTGGTCATTGGTACCTAATCGGATGTCCACTTGCACATCCTGGTAGTTGCTAACAGGGTTAGCATTGATACGGATATCCTCGATTTTCGATAACTCACCTTCACCGGCACAATATAAAAGGTTGAGGTACTGCTTTTCGCCATCACTGATAATGTGACGTGATAAAAGGAGCCCGGCGCTCTTCATACGGCCATATGTCACGGCTAGAGGGTACCCTTGACCGGTTACAGTCTTAGCGCCACCCCATCCGTACGTGTTAGCTTGTGCGGAGTCCGTATGGGACCGGTCAGCCTTTGGCTGAGTTAACTTATTGACCAGCATATTGCCAATCATACCAATGGCCATGGAGAGTACGGTGCGCCATATTAGGCTTTGGATACCAAATATCGCACCACTAGCGATACCACCTGTGGCGATACTAAGGCCTATGGTTAAGATGATTCCAAAGAATTTACCGTCAATCTGAGGCATGGCCACAATATAATCGCCATCGTTCACGATAGTATCAAGCGTAGCCTCTTGGCCATTAATGGAGTATACCCAGTCGCCATCTTGTTTAGCGTAAAAGCTTAATGGCATGTTTGCCTTATAAGGGCGGTATTGTGTTTCATGCTGATCCGGTTTAAACGGATTCCTTACTAGCACTACATTAATCATCGGCTACTCCTTTCTATCGTATATATGCTGAAGCCGTGGAACATATTTAGAAATATGCTCGATACATACACCACTTGGCTTAGTCGCGTGAATGAATCGGCCATCACCTAAATACACGCCAACATGGTCGAGTTCCTTACCTTTTAACGAAAAGACCAGGACACTGCCCTCCGTAGGTTCCTTGACCTCTTGCCACTCATCCATAGGAATATCTGTGTAGTTTGGAAGTGTAACGCCGTTACGGCGATACACCTCGGCCACTACATCCCAACATTTGAGCTCCTCGAATGGAGTGCCAAGCATATCAGTCATATCACTTGTTAGATGCATACAGACCTCCCTGTGGAATCGTAGGTTCGCCGCCGAAACGAACGCTATTACCTAGTGCTCGACATCGTGACAATGTCTTATTACACTCGGTCTCGGTGCCCTTGTATCCGCACTGAACACCTTTGAATTTGAAAGGGCAGAAGTCCTTCATAATACGAACCAAAGGGAACCTACGCGTGAAACTAAAATCCGTACCAAGCGTGAACTCCATCCATTCAGCATTAGCAACGGAGCCCGTAATAACGAAGTGTTCTTCTACTTCGCATACATTCGGTACATTTGTATTTATTACACGGACAATGACATTCGCACCCGTGAACCCTTGATTATCCTCCGCCAGGCGTTGGATAGTCCGTGTCACATTAGACACGGACAATTTAACGTTTGGTAGGTCAGTCGAGTTATGGTTGACGTCCGCTAATTTGAACGGAAATGCTATATATTTATTCCCTTGAAAGGTAATATCCTCTGTGTTATATACTAGCCGAACAATATCGCCTTTATATTCAATGTCAAGGAGCATGAGCCATACACCTGTGGCGTCTATTTTGTTTTTCTCAACAATAGATGCAGTTGAAAGTGTTAACATGTTATGCCTCCTGTAATTTAACGGTACCAACCCATGTGCCGTAGTCGTTCGCAGCAAAATCTAATTGATCACTGAAACGTACCTTGAGGGTTTCATTCGTTTCAGGATTCGTCCAATCGAATACCGTCGAACAGTTAACCTCATCGAAAAATGCTCTTAGCCGTAAGTACTCAGAGGTAGGCACCTTATAGTTCACGTTGTATGACCGTAGGGCCTTAGTAGTCTTACGGCGGCTGATTATCGTCATATTTTCTACTTGGCCTTTATATGTCATATCTGGTGTAGTTTCTTGGATTGGATATATTGGATATCTAATGTTTGGAAATGTTGCCATGATTAACCTGCGGCTGCTTTAATAGCATCCCGCGCACCTCCTTTATTATTTGTTACGGCTTTAACCATTACATCGATGATGTAGTTTTCTCCGTCAAATCGCGAGCTTTGTTGTTCAGACTCAAGAGCTTGGCCAGACTGATTAATGATATTAACAACTACGTTGTTACTTGTAGTGCCGCCCATCAATCTGCGAGTTTCGCTCGCAGTGTAAATGCGATGCGATCCGGAGGATTGTAATAATTCCGGTCCGTTTTCACCGACCAGCATAAGTCCCGGGTTTGTTTTCCCCCCGGCAGCAAAACGATTGCCTGTAAATGCAGAACTAAATGAACTGCCGCCAGCAAATGATGATGTCCCTTTTGCAGCACCTAGAGAACCGATTCCGTTAACTACTCCGCCGAATAGGCTTTGTAACTTAGGCATTACATATTGTTGGAATGTTAGTTGAATCATCATCTTAATAATGGCATTTGTCATATCCTTGAATATGTCCTTAATGCCTTTACTAAACGACTTCGTTCCTGTTGCCATAGCCTCGAGATTATTTGTCCATGCTGAGTTGATAGAGTTCATTGTGCTATCGAATGTAGACTTCGCTAAGTCAGCATAGTTAGTAGTCTCTTGCTTATACTGCCGAGCGGCTTCTTGCAAGCTTGTTTTAAGACTACGACCTGCCAACTCCCATAGCTTTTGCTGGGACTCTAACAGATTCTTTTCAATTTGCAGTCTTTGTGTCGCACTTAATTGAGCCTCTTTGACTTCGCTTCGTGCGTAATCAATGTATGATTTTAACTCTTCAGCAAGTAACGCATCCGCATCACTGCGAGATAACCGACCAAGCGTAACCATATTAGTTAAGCGGTCAACGGTTTCACTCGTTTGAGTGTATGCTAGCTCTCTGATTTTCTGCTCAGTATCAGAAGCCAATTTTAGGCGCTCTGCTTGAGCTTTCTTTTCAGCGAGTTCCTTATCGCCTACGGATTTAGTGTACTCACGGACATTATCATCAATTTGGGCCTTTTGTGCTTCAGCTTCAGCTTTGAGTAGTTGCAAGCGGTCGCCTGTACGTTCAAGATCGAGTTTCTTGATATCCTCGTTCATCTTACGAACACGGATAGTCTGATTTCGTTCAGCTTCAGCTAATCGCTTTTGATACAGCTCTTCGTTCTTAGCTCTAACTTGGGCAGTTAGATTTAACTCAGCAAGCTTCTTGGCATTTGCTGCACTACCTGCTAAGTCAGCAGAGCCATTCGATGTAGCACCTGCTAATAAGCTAGTATCTATATAACCAGTAACAGCCCCAAAATCACCTTCAACAGACGGCTTAGCAACTACTCCAGTACTAGAGTTAGCCCCAGTATAACCACCTGCACCATCACTAATGACAATATGATTATCGCCAAGTACAACCACACCATCTCCGGCTTTAGGTGTATACCCATCGCCTGCGTCATGCCATGCGCCAGCAGCTCTTGCTGCATCCATGATAGATGGAACATATCGAGGTACGTCCTTACCAAATGCCTGCAATACAGAGTCGGAGAATAACTTGCCGCAGTCAGTAGCCCATGTACCATCTGCACCTAACTCATATGCCTTACCGAGTTGTTCATTAGCTGCATCTAGCACACTCACGGCTTCGCCAGTAGCACTTCCACTCAGTCCCGAAACAGAACGAATGATGTCACGGATATTCTTATTGTTAGCTTCATACTGGTTCTTAGCATTTAACTTGTCGATTTCGTATTGACTGCCGTCAATTTGTAAACTCTGCAAAGTAAGAGACCGATATAACTCAGACATACGCTCTACGGCGCTTGCTAACTTCTCAGCCGCTTGTTGAGTTTTCTTGGCAGCCTGTTCTTGGGCTTTAGCCGCTTTCGCTGCTTCCTCATTTGCCTTATTGATAGCTTCGGTATTCGTTAATCCGCCATTAGCAAGGTCCTCTTTCGCTTTTGCAAGATCTTCATCGAGTTTCGCTTTCGCAGCATCCGCCTCTTCTTTTTGCTTTAAAGCCGCATCGATTCTAGCGCCTTCTTCTTTTGTAGCTAAGCGGTCATTCTTTACAAGTCCAAACCATGCGCTATCCTCAATCCAATACCGAGTATCATGACTATCCTCATAAACCTGATTTATGCCATCAGTGGAATTCGTATTCTTGTGAATACGCTTTCCGTCAACATCTACACCCATATAAGAGCCGGATGTTTTTTCGTTGTAGCGAAAATCGAGTAATGCTTTCCCAGCAAGTCCAATTACCGTGGCTAATGTTACCCAATGACCGGCTGCAGCAAGTGTGGCCAATCGCATAAATCCGAGTGCGCTGGTTAGCGACCTCATAACTACGATTACTGCACCTGCTTCTGCGCCGAATTTGACAATTCCGCCGATAGCTTCCTTCTGCTCAGCGGTCATCGACTCGAATTCTTTAGCAACGTCTAACACGCCATTTGCGTAGTCATTAAAAACAGGAACTAACTCATGGCCGATAGATACTGCAAGCCTTTTCCCTGTATTCTCTAAATCTTTTAATTCCCGATTTAGCTTTGCGGATTTAGCTGCAGTCTCATCGTCGATGATAAGCCCCATTGCTTTGGCACGTTCAGCTACCTTGTCCATCTGTTCAGCAGACATATTTAACATGGCATGCATCTGATAACCAGTGCGCCCGAAGAGTTCCATTTCAACACGGGTCTTTTCAGCCCCGTCCTTCATACCTCTTAGGCGTTCCTGTATCATCTTGAACACTTCAACGGTATTTTTACCTTGAATGTCTTCAAGTGTGTAGCCTAATTTACTGAATATATCAGTACTAAGCTTTCCTTCTGCCCGAGCGACTTCCATTTTCTCTTTGGCTGCTCCGACATTTTTGGAGAACTTAGCAAAGGCACCAGCACTATCCTCCATAGCAACGCCCATATAATTAGCCACTGCTAATAATTCACTGGTTTCCTTCGCCGTAGCACCGGTAATGCCTGATAGTTTTTTAACAGCTACATCCCACTGAATCGCCTCTTTGGCAAGTTTAGCACCGATGCCTACTACACCAACACCGGCACCTATCGCCATGAGGTCATTCTTCATTTTGCCTAGGGCGGATTTGGCGCCTTCGGCACTAGCTGTGATTTTCTTGAGCCCTGCTTCGGTATTCTTATCGGTCAGCTGAACGACAATATCAATTAAATTATTAGCCATCCTTGTGCGCCACCTCCAATTCTTTAGCTTCTAATAATACAAGTAAGTCGATAAGGTGCGGTAGGGGTTCAATACCGTAAGCCCTCGCCACTTCTAATACCGCCGGCATATCGAATCCAGCAATTCCACCTGGATGCCAACGTCGTTGCATCCGGCTTGAGTTGTATACTCGCATTGCTTGTCGTGTACCGTCTAATTGATGCGGGGAATTAAACTCACACTCCGAGCAGTCGAAGTTTTGCTTTGTTTCGCGTTGCATCTTGATACAGTCTGAGCAGTATTTCGGTTTGTCGGAGTTGAGCCAACTCCACGCATCAATTAGTTTTTTTCGATTTCAGCCTTTTTTTCATGCGTAAAACGCATAGTGTCAAGCGCAACTTCCATAAGATCGTTGTCTGGAGCTGCGTTGATTTCATCTTCAGTCAATCCGTAGATATGCTGCATAATCCATTGCGCAAGCTCACGAGAACGTAATAGGCGTTCTGTATCCGGTGCTTCTTCCGGAACTGGGGTATACAATGGGTCTAACCCAGATTTAATTAATTCACCACGTTCAGCGAATGTTAAGCCTCTTACTTTGATATCTTCAAATGCCATGTTGGCACCTCCTAGTATTGTTCTTGATTATTAACTAATGTAATGATGGATGCAGAACGACCAGAATCTGCACGATAGTACGCCTTGAATGGCAATTCAATATTGACGCCACGCGGACCGTCGATGCCCGGAGATTGTCGTTCATATACAAGTTCAGGCAACTTGAATGTAAGCGACCAGTCATCTTGTTTAAGTTGCAATTCCAAGCTAGATTCTGTGCCGTTAACCGCTTTGTTTAAAAGGTCCTTATTTTGGAAGAACGCCTTAATCGTCCCTGAAATTGATACAATACCAGGGTCGATGTATGTTCTAAAGCCTTTACCGCCGATAGCGTAAGAATCGCCATCCAAGCCAAAATCAAAATTGATATCGCAACTTAGAATATTGGCCACAGTAACGCCACCCTCTTTGATAGTTGCATTAAGATTTTGGAATGGTAAGAAATTTACAGCCTTAGCTGCAGCATCAAATGTAGTGGCCGCTAATGTTTCCTTACAGCCCATCACATCAACGGATGCAGTTAATTCAGCATCACCACCGAATTTAAAGCCTAATTTACTAATTCGCACACCTGCGAATTGTTGGAATACGTTAACATCAGGATAGCCCTGTTCAATAGTTAGCGACGGCATTGTGTTGCCGATTTTAAACACATGCTCAGACTTCTTATTTGGCGCTTGGCCAGTTGTGTTAGAAGTCGGTTGACCGAATGCAGCCTTTAACCAGTAGCCAATATCGATTACACCAACAGGCACGGTTAAACTACCGGACGTGTCGATGTTGCCACGGAATGGCGCTGCGGGATTACGATCGCCACGGATTACTGTGGAGTCGTTTAAATTTTGACTAGCTTTTACGGAGCTAGAAATAATCGGAGTGATTACACCGCCAGTAGTTGGCGTTGTACCAAAATCCGCCTCAAACGCAATCGCCACATGGGACTGAGAGCCCTGCGCACGTTTTGCTGTTGCCATATGCATTTCCTCCTTTAATATTCAATATTCCCGCCGATTACATGCGGAATTTCTATAGTAGCTGTTAAACGACCAGTAAACACCGGACGCCAATTCATTGAGTCTAATTCATAGTCAATGTCAATAACAGGGAACGCCGGATTCACCTTACAAATACATTCAATAATTAACTGCCCTAGGTCATCCGATTCTAGCGCTCCATCGTATCGAATAATATTCTTAACACGAGTTGCACCTTCATGGACAATACCCCAAACGATTATTAATGAATATGTGTAGGTATCCGCAAGCCCCTCGCTTTTACTGCTTGGCAGTAATATGATACAAGGGCAATCATCCTCAAGCGGAGCATCGACATCATCGTAGCCGACATACAGTTGCACCGGCTTTCCATATTTGTCATTACAAAATTTATTTAATCCTTCATCTGTCGATAAGGCTTCCGCCCATCGGTTCACTATACGTGACATGGGGATTGTTTGTTGTAACATTTAATATCACCTTACCTTATAGTTACTTCGAGATGCGGATTGTGCTGCCGGTCCATATATAGCGTAGTCGCCTATCTTATTTTCGATATAAGGTTTCAATTTAGGCTGTAACGCTGCTTTCATAGGTCCATAAGTATGACGTGGCTGAATTTTGAACATCGATTTACCCTTAGGCAATGGTACGCCTGCAGCAAATAACTTCTTGCGCATAGGCTCTGTAATTTGCTTAGTGTACCCTTCTTCGATTCGTTCACCTAACCGTTTAGCCGAATTAGATAACCACCCAACTCGGACAGATTGCTTGCCTTTGTCATATTGATACCCGACTGCATTCGATAGCTTACCTAGAGGACTGTATCCGATTGTCCTGGCGCTAATGCCCATATCAAGTAAGGCATTTCGCGATTTTGAGCCCCAGGCCTCTCGTTCAGCTCGTCCACCACTTTGGTATGCTTTGCGAAGTTTAGCACCAAATGCCGATTCAAATGCAGCACGTCGTGCCGGTGCCATGAAGTTAGGATACTTACGTCCGCCCGGTGCACCTGACCGAATGCCTTGCTTAATTTCCTTTTGCATCATCCAACCTGTTGACTTTAACGCTTTACGCATCCAGTCCGGTTTAGTCTCTGCAATGAAATTCAGATACGGAGTGGCTGTGTCTGTAATCGTAATTGGTTCATTACTCATTATGGTCTCACCGCCCTCACGTTATGGACAATTTCCAAACAATACATCGTGCCGTCAAAGTTTGAAACGTGATCAACGTACCATTTCTCGCCATTGATATACACTTCGTCTTTTGATCGTGGTTCAGGAACATCCTTAGCACGCACCCAAATTTGAGCCTTATTAGCTAGTGCCTTATCGACAAATCCGGAACCCTTGCCGTCATATTCGCCAATTTCTACACTTGCCTTTATGGGCTGACCTTTGTAAGTAATCTTTTCGCCGAATACAGATAGTAACGATTTATCATCATATTTCAGCATTAGTTTTACCTCATAAAAAGTAAAGCGCCCAAAAAGGGCGCTTTGTGATTATTTACGCAGTAGGTTGTAACAACATTACTGTCACAGTTTCCTGTGCTGCAGTTTTAGGTTCTACGGCCACACCAAGAACTTTACCACCAGTTTTTACTGCTTTATCTGTTAAGAATTGAACTAAATCACCAACAGCGTAAGTATCCGCTTTGTTAGCAGCTACTTTAAATACGCCTGTTACTTTTACAGCACCGACTTCACCTTTAGCAATATCAGTAAGTGCAACACCGTGGAGCTTACCAACTTCTACAATGTCGCCTACTTTAACTGCAGCAGTCGCAACGAAGTTGATGCGATCAGTATCCATTACGAATTGTGTCATCATATATGTTACCCCCTAATTATTTACCAGCATTTTTATAAAGACCGCGGAAGTCAATAGCGTCAACACCAACATCGAATGCTACTTTGTATTCAATGCCGTCAACATCAAAGCCTTGACGTGTTTCAAGACGTGGAGTTTCAACGCCATTCAAGTAAGTTACTTCAATAGTGTCATGTTGGTTTGCATCGGCTACCAAGTACCATGCATCTGGGTCAGTTAATTCTGCGTCTGCTACAACTACGAAACGACCTTTATAAGGGTTAACTACGCCAGAATTTGTGCCGTCCACTGCAGCTGTAGAGTTAACGATTTGATATGCAGTTACTTCCAATTCAGGTGGCACTACCAAATATTTAGGAGTAATATTCAAGTTAGCCGCATCAGTAATGCCTTTTTGACGACGCATAGCAGTAATTGCTTTCGCGATTGCATTAAGAGACAACGCTTCGCCAGTTGTAGCAACATTACCATGTTTTGCATCAAACAAAGCTACATTGTCTTGCATTTTAACCGTACCAGTTAATTGAGCATACACCATTTTATTTACTAATCGTTTTGCAGCAGAGCCGTATTTTGTAGCAATTTTGGAGAATAGACCCAAATCGTCGTTGATGATTGCTTGGCGAGTCAAGCTGAAGATTTTGCCGTATGTAGCAACTTTAGTACGAGCAGATGCTTCACCAAATACATCTTGTGGGAATTGGCCACCTTCTGGCACTAATTCGAGATTGCCTGCTTCAGACAATGCTACGCGTGCAGCTTCTTTGAAGTCGCGGTTAGATCCTTTACCAGCCCAAATTTGGAATGTAGTTTCAGCTTCATTAAAGCCGTTCATTACGGACTTATCAGCAAGGTTAGACATGATAGCTGGGAATGTGGATGTGGAGTTAATAGCCGCACGTGTCATTTCCATATTGTCCGCATAATTAGCTTTCAAGCCTTCGCGTTGCAACGCTTCGCGTGCAAGTTCAACCATAGAATGAGAACGCAATTCGTGTGCACCTGGTGCTGCGTCGGATACTGGGATACCAACTGCCATCAATACAGCGTCTTGTGCTGCCGCACGGAATTTGTCGCTTTCTGCTTCTCCCATTGTTACAGACACGCCTTTGTTACGTGCGCGTAATTGTTCCATTACCATTGCACGAGCTTCGTCAACGGATACACCCATTACGATTGCTTCGTCAGCACCTTCTACATCGAAGTCACGGAATAATGCAGTAATTTCAGAAGTACGTTTACGTTCTTGCTCCATCGCTTTCGCAAGATCTGCTTGTGTGATACCAGCTTCAACTGGTTCTGTAGATTTTACATCTTCAGTTTTTAAAATTTCTTTTTCATCCATACTTTTTTCTTCCTCCTGTGTGTCAATACTTGTATGAATTTCTTCAGCACTTCGTCCTACCCCTACAGTTGGGTCGGCAGGAACAGATACAATGCTAATTTCTAATGGCTCCCAATCGGTTACTACATATGTGTCAGGTCCTTTGAATCTGCCATTGCTAGATACAGAATCTTTCTCATCAAGCACCTCATAGCGCTTAATGGAATACCCAACGCTTGCCCCTTGTAGCGTACCGGACTGTACCTTTTGGAATATGGTGTCGGATTGTTCATCTTCATCAAAACGCACTAGTGCTTTTCCTCGATTGTCTTCAATCCAAGCCTTTTCAACGTGCCCCACGACCGCATCACGATCATGGTTAAACAACGCTGTACCTAAACCATTGTTAAAGCGCTCAAGGTTGATGCACTCTTCATCGTGGCAAAGGATTTCATCGCCGAACCAACGACCATATGGCGTTTCGGAAGAGAAAGACAATTCTACTGTCCGACTATCGGTATCGACATTGTCAATAGTAGATTCCCGGCAATAATTGCCTAGAATGCTACGCTTTTGATGTTCACTCATTACTAGCCATCAGCTCCTTCCTGTGTAGTGTCATCATCGCCCATCGTTAGCGGTTGCAACTCACTGGAATAATCTAGTAGAACCCCAAGCTCCTTAGCTCTGTCCTGTTCGAGTTTCCGTTGTTCAAGAACTTCTTCCCAGTCACGTCCAGATGATGCGCACACATCCTCTAAAGTTGTAAGACCGGATTTAATAGCCTCTTTATTGGCGTTAACTTCCTTAACAGGGTCAATCCATGACCACCCCGGAGCAAGCCAAGCTACCTCTTGATATTTGTCCTTGTTCGCTAAGTAGTCTGATGGTAATTCACCGGCTAAGTAAAGGGCGTCAATAAAGGCTTTCCAAATCGGTATACAGAAGTGTGTGATTACAAATTTCTGTACTTGACGGAACGTCTTTTGATCCTCTAACAAGTTTTGCCTTGCAGCTGAGAAATTCCCAGATATATTACGCGCTACGATGTCAGCGCTCATACCAAGACCGGACGCAATACGTCTGGTCTGAGTTGCCGAATATTCGCTTGCAGTTCCTGCATTACGCTTAGGGTCTGCAAACGCAATTGATTCACCAGGACTTAAATGCCTAACCATGCCTGGCGCCATTGTAATGTTAGGTCTTCCTTTTTTATCGCGCGGCAATAAGGCTGATTGTCGTGCTGAATTTTGCGAGGTTACAAAAACGCTAAAACACGCTGCTACACGAGCTGCAATCAAGTCAGCATCCATGTATTCGTCGATATCGTGTATTCGTCGCAAAACTAAAGCCAATAAGCTTATGCCTCTAATCTGAGACGGTCGTTTCGGTTTAAATAACAAAAATGCTTGTTCGGTTGTTAGTCGAACTGTATCAAAAGTTCGTAAGCCCATCGGGTCAGTTTGGCTCACATGGTAAGCTACAGGCCTGCCGTGTTCGGTAACCTCAACTCCATTGATGATGTTGTTCTTGCCATGTGTGATACTTACGGCACCAATATTCTCCGCTTCTATTAACTGGATGGACAATGGTAAGTACGTACCCTGTGAAGTCTTATTGACTAGAATTTCCCCATCGTACACCATGCGTCTTAACGCCATTTCTTGTAATTCATAAAAGCTAGAAATGCCCCTAATGTCTGCGTTTTCAGGTTCGGCCCATTTGGCCCAGGCTTTTTCGATTTTCTTGTTAAGTTCGTTATTTAATTTGCCATTACGATTTCGCACTTTTGCTTGAGGTACAATACCTGCGCCGATTACATTTCGTACCAACGCAATAACTGCTGATTCAGCTAAGTCGCTGTTCATCTCTGCCGCTCTTGCTCGTCCACGGATTATATCTCGCGAACCTGTTGCAAGTTGCTCGGCTGTACCATACGCAGGTTGCCAATCACTGCTTAACCTGTCCATAGATGCCGCATCATATTGACGTAGTGCATCACGATAGGCTTGGCGCTCATACGCACGTTGTGGGCTCACCCATCCTATTACTTTATCTATAATATTCATCGCCCACCCCATGTTACGAATGCATCCGTTTGATACCCGTTTGACTCCTCATGTACACGTTGCATTAGCGTTTGTTCTCGTGCATATAGTACAGGTAAGTCAATTGCCTTGAATCGCTTACCGCCAATTTGCAATTCAGAATACCCTTTAGTTTCGATATCCTCAATCACTTGACGGACACGTTCAAGTTGTTCATTTACATCGCTCATGGTTCACCTCCTATCTAAACCAATGCCCAGTATTTCCTATGCCTCCGCCGTAATCTTCGTAGGTTTCAACCTCTTCAGTTTCCTCATAAGCTTCTGGTTCAATTAGATATTTAACACCCGCAATATCTGCTACAGCAGCATTGTAGGTGCATGTATCAAGTAAGTGATTGACAGGATGACTGGTAAGCGGTTTCCATTGCACCGTTACTGCACCCGTTTTCACATTTCTGATTTCTTGCTTTTCTTCTGACCGTAAATGATCAGAGTACTCTTGAGGACATTTTTTGTACAAATGAATTGTTCCGTCTTCATTTGCCGGTCTTATCATTCGCGCAAATATAAAGTCCTTCCAATAATCCGTATTTAATACATACAATTTCAGTCCACCTACGACACCTTTTTCTAACGATGTCATAGTGTATGGGGCCGTCATAGTCGTATGATTTGAGGAACCTTTAAGAGGTATACAGACTTCTGGGAACCTGGAACAGAATTGATATACTTCGTCTGTTCTAAAGCCTGAATCGATACCAGCTTTCATCACCTGTCGAGCTTCGCCATACTCTGATGGATATTCTCTGTTAATGATGATTTCCTCTAAATCTTCCCATGTGCTTGCCTGTCCATAATCGATAAGATAGGATTTAACACCAGGTGCATACGCCCTTACTTCCCACCAGAAGTGATCAAGTTGTACGTCAACCGAAGCGATAAGCAATACTGCTTTATCCGGCACAACACCACACGGATAGTTAGATTGAGTAAATTCCAAATTTTGTGTGCTTTTAGTTTTAGAACTTTTCCAAGGTTCAGCTAGCCACGAATTGATGAAGTTCATTAATGTAGCTGGCGTGCCTTTAGAATTCTTAAACTCATAAGCAACGTCTCCGAATGTGACCCACGGCGAATATATTGACGATAAGTGATACGATACTGAGCGGACTTTACTTTGCGATTCGTTTACCGCTCTCCATTCACCACTTCTTAACATTTCCATTTTGTGCTTATCGTAAATATGTTCTCCGCAGTGTTCACATTCGTAGTACGCTGTATCACGTATCATGTCCGCATTATCATTGTGTTCTTCAGACCATTTTATCTGTTTAAACTTGAGGGTCTGCGGCACCCCACAATGTGGGCACGGCACGTAATACTGTCGGCGCTCATTCGCACTCATGAACGCCTGCCAAATATTACCCGACTCGACCGTAGGAGTAGACACCATCACGATTTTTTTATCGACGAACGTTTTTGTACGTTCCGTCGCCAGTTTAATTGGGTCTGCCTCCTTGCCAGCAAAGGCAGGGTATTTGTCAATTTCATCGAAGAATAGATATTTGATTGATCGACTCGAAAGACTACTTGGAGAGTTCGCTCCCACAAGCACCATGTAATTGCCGTTGTTGAAATCTAACTCCAGCAATTTGCTGTTCTCATCGAACTTGTCACTAATTGATTTTATAGATTTAATCATAGGCTGCACACGCTTATCACTAGCGAACTTAGCAATGGTATCTGTTGGATACACCATCATGGTAGGGGAGGATGTTTGGTCTAGTGCATACCCTATCATGTTAAGTTCTGTTTCTGTCTTACCTAATTGTGCTCCAAAGCAAAGGACTATCTTTTCAATGAGTGGATCAGTAAATCTATCCATAGGCTCTTTGAGATAAGGCGTTCGATTAGTACGCCACCTGCCTGGTTCTGCAGATACACTCGTTAGCACTCTGAAGTTATCCGCCCATTCCGAAACCGTATATCGTTCTGGGGGTTTGAACGCTTCAAGTTCTTCAGGGAACCAATCAACCTTTGGCCTTTGCTTTTCGACTGACTTTGATTTCCGGCGTGTACTCACCTTTACGCGCGTAGCTTTCGAGGTAGTCTTCGACAACGTCATTCACCACCTTTTCTACATTCGCCCGTTCCTCTGGATCCGTGAATTCACTTGCAATTCGTTTCGCCAATTTAATAAATGACGATTTCAATTCAAGTACTCGCCCAGACCATTCCTTAGCAACATCTGCACGAGATATGTATTCACCCTCTAATATTTCAAGAAGTTTTTTTTCACGTGCTGCTTTAGACTCTTTTAAGTCAGCTTCAGCAACTAACTTTCGAGTGGCTGCAGATTGGTCTTTTGCTTTATCACCTTTTGCATGTCCAAGATACGCAAGCACCTCTCTAAGATTCCACCACCCTGTGGCAGCTTTCGGCATCCCTGATTTATGATGCCTGGAAATAATTTCAGGGGTTACTCGTAGAAGGTCACAAAGCTGAGCACTTGATACGAGTAAATCGCCTGCGGTATTGAATTTGACTCTCGGTTTTGCGTCGGCCATTGACGACCTCCTTTCTGTCTCTTGACACTCAACTTTCAACAGGAAAATTTCTCCTACACAGGGACAAATATCGCGCGGGCCCGACCAGCGGCGGTTTTTGTGCTAGGGAGTACCTTTTCCCAATTCTCAAATTCTCATTTATAATTGGTATTGATAATTAGAACTTGGAAAAAACCTGAAGCGGGCGCTCCAATATTATTTCAATACTCCTTTATTCTGTTTAAACTTACCGCGGTCTTTATGAACCTTCGCCGTTTTAGTTTTGATTAAAGAATGTGAAGGTGCATACGATTTACACATATGATCAATGTGAATGCCATTTGCTTTGCACCAACCCGTAACATTGTTTAAGCACCTTCTCTTTTCACAATACACATCCGTCAATCGTATTCACCCCGCCTCCTTAAATTTGCATATAAAAAGACCACCTAACCGTATAGATTAAGTGGTCTTTTCGTTTTAGTGTTCTAGGTTTCACTGTGTCGTTGAGAGATAGAGTATTTGTTGTCCCATTAACTCACACTATCATTATAAATTGTCAAGAATGACATGTCTATGACAGTTTTATGACAATTTTGTATTGAGCCCTATCACTCCCCAGAGAAGTACAGATAGTTCTTCTATTCCCCTTGCAACGTATCTATGAATAGTACGCACATCGGGTTTTTCAGGGAATGATTCAGCAATTTCTTCTAATGTTTCGCCATCGATATAATAACGTCGCACACATTCACAGTATTTAAACTGGTTCTCGCTGCACTTTTCCGCATAGATGTCTAGCATGTTATTCACATGTCGCATCATTAGTGCGGTTTTTTCTTTACTTTTAACAATGGCATTTACCCTTACTATGCTATTGTCATCGAACATATCAGCTAGCAGTTCATTGAGCCATATATCCTCGGCTTGTGTCGAATCCGTGATAGCATTGTCTACATAAGACTGCAGCTGACTATAATGCTTTAATAACTTGATCGTGTTGTGTCGAAGTTTACGACCTAGTTGAGCATTTTCTTGCTTTGCTAATTCATAGTAAGTTTTGGTTGCCACTTCTGTGGCCAACCTAGTGATTTTTTCAATTTCGTATTCATTCAAATACATCTCCCCCTTTTACATTTGTAGTTTAGTCCGAATTGTGTGTTTACCAACTTCAAAAGAAGTATCTAACCAAAAATTAAATTATGTTCATGGATTTCCATTCATCTAACGTGAATATCGCCTTACCATGCTTTTGAGCATATTCGTACTCACCATTGCACCCCCGGCTATTTTCCCAACCAGGACACAATATTAACACATCACAATGATTGAGCAAGCCTAAACATATCCCTAAGCCAAATTGATATTGGTCTCCGGTTAAGTACATGAACCCATAATTATGGATAGGTGATACATAGTCATGTGTAATATCAACCATCACCAGTTCTTGCATGATTTTGTCTATTTTTTCTTTATTGCTCTTCTTTCCATCATATGGATGAGCCACATATACAAGCTTTTTCTTCATAATACCTCGCTTTAATTAACACTCTTTACAGGAATATGCTCATACACTCCGATATGTGCAGGATTACATAATTCTCTGTATCAGTTATAATTTCATCTGCCATCGTGCCTATGAACTTTCTATTGTCATTTTCTAACACACCTGCCAATTGTAGACCATCAAGAATAAATTTCTTAGCGAACGCTACATTGTCAGGATCATGCCTGGTTGATGAGTGCCATTCAAATAACAGGTCTACTTTCCCCTTAACCGATTCTATCTGTTGTGATAGACATTGTTCTTTGACCTGCTCGGTACATTTCTTTTTCATAGCGGCGGCTGCTATGGTCGAACCACGCTCACAATCAATGTACTCGTTCAAGGTAGGGAACCTGTCATGAGTTTTCTTTCTAAATCGAAACTGACAACGTAGGATAATCTTCATCGGTGTGATTCTCCAAAAAATATAGCTTCAGCATATTCTCCTCTTAAACGGTCATATATCCGTTGGCTATAATGATCTTTTGTCCAATTTTCGCTGTAATTTGTTGTTAGAATAATTGACCGCATATTGTTATACCTATCAATTATTATGCTATCAACCTTAGTCGCTACCCATTCTGACTTTGAGTACTCTGCCCCAAAATCGTCCAACAATAACAATGGGATACTACGTAATTTCTGCTCATAGTTCATAAAAGCTACATTATCACCTTTTGATAAAGAGAGCATCGTGTCTAATAAATTGGGCATCGAAATCATCATGCAGCTTTTTCCTAATGCAATAACTTCTTTTAGCAAGCTAACAGCAATAGATGTTTTTCCTGTACCAGCAGGGCCCCTCAATATGAGCCCCTTTCCAGCTTCAATATTAGACTTTAAATTATCTGAGTACTGCTTAACAACTTCATAAGCATCTGCATTTTCTTTAGGGAAATGTCCATGTTTACGCAGCCACTCAAAATCCATATCATAGTATCGCCGAGGGATACCAACAGCAGCATAATCTCCATTGACATCACTCTTAATCACTACAGGTTTATCATATACCGGATAAAAGAACTCATCCTTTACCATGGACTCTTTCGTACTCTGCTTGCCAGTCGACTTCTTCATCTTTTCGAGAAACGTTTCTAGCATTTCCGTTACGTTTACTTGCTCCAAAATCTTTTTGCACCTCCTTCTTTAGATTCCCTGCCGTGACAGTTTCAACATACTTGATGCTATTACCGCCATTATCAGCTGTGGTGTTGATAGCCACAATAACTCGTTCCTTCCCATAAGACTCAACCAAATCATCTAACCGGTCTTTAATGACAGGTGATACATCTCCGATTGCTTTCATGTACAAATCATAAATGGGTTTATTTTTTACTTCATCATCGTCAAACATAGATAGAGGATTTTCATCTTCACGCGCGCGCGTATCTCTCTCTATATTATTTTCTTTTATTTTCTTTTCTTTTATTAGTTGATTTTGTTGAACATGTGTTAAATTTTGTTGAACATGTGTTAAATTTTGTTTTTTTGCCTTGCGAGACTCTGCGCTTTTAAGGCCTGCCAACCTACGTTTTTCGCGGATAGTTTCCTCTTTCACTTTTTTAAATTCAAATCTTCGAATTAAGCTTGGTGACCAAAAATATTCGTCATCACAGTCCAATAATTCGTAGTCATGAATCAACAAATAAATTAACAAAAATGAACAAAATGAACACATTGGATTTTGTTCCAACACGTGTTGATTTTTGTTGAACACTTGTTGAACACTTGTTAAAATTTGTTCGTTATTCATTCTTAATTCATTATCCAAAGCGACGAATGTATATTTTTTTAGTGGCAATTTATAGTCATCTGCTGCGGCTAATTTTTCAATCAATATCCACCACCAAGCATATGAAATCATTCCTAATTCTGAAATCATAGCAGCAATTTTAGGATCATTGCTCGCATTGATGTCATGACTAAAATAGTAGGATTGGTTTTTCGCCATTTCTATCACTCTTCACTGTCATTAAATAAACTATCCTGGGCTCGCCGGCCCATAATAAACTTTATGCACTCATCGATCAAGTCTTGAACGGAAATAGCGAATGTAGAGTCTGCATACTCAACATTTAACCAGTCTGTTTTGAACTTGAATTCGTTAGGAGTGTTCATATCAGATACGATGCCTTCAACACCAACCTGATTAATAAGACCTTCAATGTCGCCATACTTAAATTTGAATGTATTTACCAAAAATGGGATTTTAAATTCTTCTAAGAATTCAAAGTTCTTCTTCACAATAGACTGCAGTTTGCCGAATGCTTGCAGAAGCTCAGGACGCGGATCATCTTTAGATTTTAGCGTGAATACATCTGTTAACCCCGTAGCAGATGGTTTCTGATAAGCAATACTGATATCGTTATCCTTTATTTGAATTGATTTAATAATCATAAGGGACTCCTTTCTTGCTCAACGATTACTAATTTACCAGTAGCAGCTTGAACAGCTCGTTTGAATGTTTCTGCATCTGAGTTGCTGTCAGATAAATGTAGTAGCCGTATGTCTTGACACTTAGTTAGGTCCATCGATTTGAGGAATTTAATAACATTTTCTAGTGAAAAGTGAGATTGAATTAATCGTTCCATTCGTTTTTCGTCTAAATAACCAGCATCTACTTGTTTGTTTAAGATTTCATAGGAATGGTTACATTCAACCATGATATGATCAACACCTTTGAACGTATATCGGCAGTAATAGGTGTCGGTGATATATAACAGCTTCTCTTCACCGTCAGAAATCAAAAAACCAACATTAGGAACGTCGTGTTCTAATTCGAATGGCAAAATACTGAAATTACCTATCGTAAATTGAACTTTTGGGGTTATAAGAATTGCTGTATGCTTGTCAGCCACGTACAAGGCATTGGCAGTATCTGACAGCATATAGACACGATGTCCAAGCTTTAATAGTTCATTTACAGCCTTACTATGATCTCCGTGTTGATGTGTAAGCAACGTACCACATAGGTGTACAAAATTAAATCGACAATACCGCTGTATGTCTTTAAATGCTAATCCTGCATCTAGTAATAATTCATCCCCATTAGTTGAGGTTTTGATTCGGTAGCAGTTCCCTTTTGAGCTACTACCGAATGCTTGAATACTAATCACGATTAATCACCAAACATATTGACGACTTCGCCTGTTTCAGTATTAACAAACTCACTGGCAGGACCAGGTTCTATGTCAATGGCTTCAGAATTTGCATTATTAGCGATTGTTTCTGCCACATCTGATTGAACATCGATAGTTTCACCTTCGAAATCAGGGGTGAGCTCGCCATTATTATCACGAATGACGGCGCCATCTACAGAGATTGCATTAGCCATGTTCTGCATTTCGACTGATAGAATGCCATATTTACTTAACAAACGTTTTAGTACTGTTTTGATGGCCATTGCGTCAAAGTCAGTTTTCCAAAGGCCAAAACCCCTTTTGTATGTTTGAGAATACTTTATAGCATGTGCTTCAGCATCTTCTTTGGACATATATAAATACTTTTCAAAACCATTAATGAGCTTGAAATAAGCGATGTAACCAACTACATTATCACCAGTTCGCTCGCCTAATTCGAATTCGCCTGTAAGTTTGTTATGGTGTTTGATTTCGCCTTCGTAGATTTCACTAGCATTAATGGTCTTATATTGACCTGTGCGCATAGCCAACTGGATATACCCTTTGTAACCCATTTGAAATTGAGCTTCATTAATTTTCTTTTTACTGTTGTAGAAAGGAACAATATAGGCAAACCCCAAATTTTGATTAATTGGAAGATCCAAAGTGGCTGCCATTACACCTGCAGTAATAACTGTAGTAGGGTCTGCTTTTGATAAAAGTTCATTATTATTAGATACAGAAATCAAGCTAGACACAAAGGCCGCTGATTTTTTACCCAAGATTTCATTAAAACGTTTCTTTACCGACTCACTAGACACCATAGTTTTAAGCGATGGTGTTTGAGTTTGTGTTTTTGTTACTTCACCCATTATGTACCTCCTATGCTACGTCTTCACATACAGCGTGGATGTTTAATTTAGTTAAGATACTATGAATTTCTAAACGGCCTTTTTGCGTCCACTTAGTCGTGATTTTTGAATCTAAGCGACCATCACTTCTGCAGAATGTAAAGGTTTCTGATTTGGTAAAACCTTTTGACATATGCTGTTTGTAGAGAATCCATTGATCACCGACCTTACGTTGTAAACCAGCTTCATGCAAAATCTTATTTAGCTCTTGAGCACTCATGCCGTAGTCAGCTGCAATTTGTGTGATTGTTAAGCAAGATTTGCTTGAGAGGATTTTATCGACGTAATCCTTAACCGGCTTAAATTCAGCTATCTGCTGCTCTTGCTGAGCAACAATAGCTTTTGTTGCATTATGTGATTCTACCTCATCAGCATACGCTCTAAGGGCTTCAGGCAATGTCTGCGGAATCACCATAGAATAAGAACCGGTTTTTCTAATAGCAGGGATTACATCATGCGTAATCCAACGTTTGAATTCTTTGGCTTCAGGTTTTCGACTTGAAAGCACCAAGCTATATAGCCCATATTCATTTACAGTCAATAAATTCTGATTGCCTCCAGGGGTAGGAATTGAATTCGTACCCTTTTCATCTTCATCTAAACGCCCTACAGCTTTAGATGTATCATTAATACCTAAACATTCGCATACATCTTTTGCTACAAACCATACTTCATTGTCTAACTCCTGGACTCTAACCTGCCCAAAAGAAATGTTATTGAAAACTTGCAATTTGTCCATATTTACACCTCCTTAACCACTAATTGTGGTTCTGATTCATCAACGATCAACTTAATCGTTTGACTATTAACAGGAACGAATTCAGTCACGGCTTCGGCATTGTCAATGAATACAGGTGCCTCAACTTTAAAATACTTTGTTAAGGCATTGATAATATCAAGGCCTACATTTATACGTGCAGCGTTATTCATGCTGCGATACGGAACTCCCTTATAGGTAGTTTCGCAACATTCCTCAACGTTGCCGTTCAACATAACATTAAACATCTTGAATCGCGCTAATTTAAACCTTGCATTAATACTTTCTTCAAGCATATCAACCTTGGCTTTAACGAATTCATCCATCAGATAAGAAGCTTCATCGAGTTCATTCTTTTCGGCAACAAGTTTCTGTTGTTGGCTTTCCAATTCGATAACACGATTTTCAATATCATCAATCAATTTGAATTTATTCAATTCAGTCTCGAGATTTGTTTTTTTAGATTTTAAAGAAGAAAGTTCATCATCAAGTCTTGCAAGCTCTTCAGTTTCTGCCCCTGGTTCCTCTTCAATCTCAAGCAAGAATAATTGCGCTTTTAAGTCGGCATATGTAGGATCATCTTCGACATTAGGTTCAGAATATGCTTCATATTCTTCGTGTTTAATATCTCGCTCCTTGCTTTGTAGTGTAATGTCATCTATTAAGCCGTCAGCTTTTGATATCATAGTTTTTTGCTGTTCTTCATAGTTTTCTTTTAGCTTAGCAGCGTTATCGATAAGACATTTCCACTCTTCGAGCTTTTTAGATTTATTAGCGTTAAATTCTGCCTCGAGTTTTTCTTGCTTATCCTCTGGCAATTGCTGCCCGCAAGTAGGGCAAGCCTCTTTGCTAAACTGCTGAGAGTTAAATGTGTTGAATTCAGATGTTAGAGCTTCGATGCGTTTGGCTTCTCGCTCAATTTCTTTATTAAGCTCGTTGCTTCTATCCATGCATCTATCTCTTTCAGCTTCAGTCGCCTTTAATTTAGATAGTGCCGTTTCGTATTCGCTGCGCAAATGTTGTTTGTGCTTATGGTAATCGGATAGCATGTCTGAACGCCTAACATCTAATTGACGATTAATATCACGAATTTTAGACTGTTTTTCTGTAGCGCTAAACCCGTTTTTAATAATGGCCTTTTGTTTTTCAACATCGTCAATGCCAGTTGATAAAGTTTTAATATCACTGATTAATTTATCTTTATCAGCCATAACTTCAGGTTTGTTTCGGACCGCTTCATCAATACGAACCGGAATCATATCCAATTCTTTATTAATAGCTGTTTTCTTGCTGGCAATAACTTTACGTTGATCATCAACCGTCCGACCATCTAATAACTCTGCTAAACGTTTTAAATCTTCACGACTATTAATTACAGCAGCATCGTCAATATCGCCACATATTTCAAGAAGTAACTTACGGCGATTTTGCCAGGAATACGTCTCATTGAAATATAAAGGATTAGTGATTAGTTTGAAGATGCTTTCATCGACAAGAGAACTAACTATTTCTTTGTATTCTTTTTCTTTTTTTGGAACACCATCGACAAAATAATCTGTCGTATGACCTGTGAGCGTTACATCGCCACCACGAGGGGATGAATACTTTTCACGATACACACGTTTGAGTTCAACTGTGCCCCCTTCATCCAATGTAAAAGTGCCTGTGACTTCGTGATTGACTTTATGGATAGGTTCGCCCCCATCCAATGTTTTGATTTCAAAATCAGCCCTATCTAGGCTATCTTTGCCGAATAGTAACCAACACACAGAGTCAAATACAGTCGTTTTACCAGTAGCATTATCGCCACGGATTACGACATCGCCATTAATATTTATGGCAAAGGACTTTAGCCCTTTAAAATTTAGTAATTCTAATTTTGTGAGTTTCATATCATTCTCCTATACAACAGTGGCATCCACATCAATAGTATGAGGTTCAATTTCCAGTTGATTAGCCCATTGCATGACCGTCGAATTAATCTGAGCATTCTTTTTTAGTTTTTCATTAGCAAAGAGTTTCGCCTGTACTAAGTCGAACATTTGACGGCCTTTCTTCTTACCCTTATTGGCCAATTCTAGGCACGCAACTGGCTTCATAGCATTGTCGGTAACTAATACTATTGCGGTAGTCCCTTTCATGACTCTATCTCGGTATGATCCAACGCAATTTTTTAACCGTTTGCCAGCAGTCATTAAATCTGCTGCAGTTTTCGGAACCATGAAATGCATGCCATTTACATCTGCCTGTAGCTGTGGAACTTCGGGAAGCATTACGTCGCCGTACTCTTGTTTGTTGTAAATATTAACTACAACATCATGGAAGTCTTTTAACTTGCAATTAGTATTCCAAACTTGAGCTATATACTTACCATTTATTTGACTGTACATATTAACAATATCCCTGATATCTGATGCAGTGACATTTAGCAAATATCGTAATAAATTTCGCTCACCATATCGTTTGGAAAGGCCAAGCCACATATTAAGTATTTTTTTAGTTCTAACACCCATATTCTCATCTAAATGAGCTGCATTAATTATTTTCGCAGATACATCATCGAACCCTTTTTCTCGATTAAGAGTCAATATTGTCCTTCGATTATTTTCATCTTTAAAAACATTCAGCATATCTGATAGCTTAACAATCATAGGGTCATTAACCATCATGCTACGCAATAATTTACTATCAGGAGCTCGATGATAAATTCGCAACGCTTCTAAGAATCCGGTCCCCTTTTTAGTCATAGTTAAAATCGAATCATCAAAATGCAGATCTCTTATGGAACCAATCCAATAGCGTGAAGTCCATTTAATGTTGCTTTTAATAATTTTAGTGACAGCAGGCATGTCAGGAGCGCTGAGCTTTAAAATCATATTAACCAGCATATAAATCCCATATCCGCCATATTCACGAATCGAATGTGGGATATAAACATCTTTTACTTTATATCCACACTGTTCTGTCAAGCGTTTTTCAAATGTTATGCGCAGGCTTTTGAAGAGTTTGGCCAAATGTTCTTTATTAACTCCATGAACTGCATATGATTTTCCTATGTATTTTAAAATTGGCATAATCGGATTATCATACTCACGAATATAATCGACTGTGAGTTCATGTTTTCTCTTATCTTCATCGATATAAAAAGCTTTTCTAGCTTTGAAATCAAAACGCAAAACCTCTTTATAAGAGCCATCTTCAGACGTTCCATCCCAAAATAGCTGAATACCTTTATATTTAATACGAAGATCAAGGAAGTCTTTGCCATTAACGACCTCAAAAAACATTTCTTTAGGAAATAATTCCTCGCCATCACATGTTAATATCACTTTGTGTACATATGGTTCGGAGCGAGTTCCACAATTAGGGCAAACATAACATTTCGCACCGGTATAATATCCGCTACCCATGCTATATTTGCGATTCCATGTACCACCAAATGTATGATTGCAATCGCAATGGTGAATTGTTGTGTAAGCAGCATCATAATGTTTTTCAATTATGATGCTATCGAACATTTTACGGATGTATAAACTTGACACAGTTTCCACAGAACACCACCGCCTTAATCGCCAAACATAGCAAAAAGGTCAGCATTTTCTTCTACACTAGGCTCAACCATTGGCTGTGTTTCATCTGTAGCTGGTTCGCTATCAACTGGCACCGATTCTTTAGCCGTTTTAGATTTACGGCTACGCTTTGGCTTTTCTTCCTTTGCAGTATCTTCCGTTTTTTCTTTAGAAGCAGCTGACTCAGGAGGCTCGACCACATCAAAGGCTTTTATAATTGCATTAGATGCTTTCATTACACCTTCTGTATACGCTATACCCGCTTGGTATTCTTCAGAATTACCAGGGTCCACTTCAATGGCCTTAAGTAATACGTCTAATGACTTCTTACATATATCAGCTTGCGCTTTGAATTGTTGCTTAGCCATATTAATCCTCCCCTGCCATAATGGATTTTAAATCGGTGATAAGATCATCCGTCAAAGAGTCGCTGGACGGACGAGTAACGCCATGTTTACCAAAAATAGCAATCGCTTTTTTGGCCTTTACACCATCCTCACCCATCCATGCGCGGAATTCCTTGTAAAAAGCTTTTTTGTCTACTGGTTCAGTAGTTACATCTAATGCTGTATCTTGATTCGCTTCTTCTACAGTAGCCTGTTCTTCAATTGGCGTTTCAGTAGGAGCAGGTTCTACTACAGATTCGGTTACTGATTCGACCTTTTCTTCTTTTTTAGTTTTTGTTGGTTTACCTTCGAAATCTGTCACAGGAACATCGCCTGCAGGCGCTGATACTTCATTTTCTAAGATTTCTACCTTACAACCTTCAGCTTCAAGTTGATTTATACCTTCTGCAATCTTTTTACTACTCTTTTCAATTACTTTCTTGAATGTATCCTCGAGTTTATTTTCTGCTAGTTCAAGACTAGTGCCTGACGTTACTTTAATAATTGGCTTTTCCGACATACATTGGCCTTGGCATTGATGATTTAATCGCTCATTCCAATCTGCTACTTGCACTGCTA